TGGAAGTACAGGGAATCCCTGAGGCAAAGCTAATTGCTGACTATTTGCTGCTACAGAAGCGCCTAGCGCAAGTTAAGGGCTGGGTTGATAAAGTAGACACTGACAAACGTGTTCATGGCTTTGTGAATTCAAACGGAGCTGTCACAGGACGTATGACGCATAGTAGCCCTAATGTTGCAAATGTGCCAGCATCCTATAGCCCATACGGCAAAGAGTGCAGGGAATGTTGGACTGTTCCTCAAGGTTACAAGTTAGTCGGTTGTGATGCTTCTGGTTTGGAATTGAGAATGCTTGCTCATTATATGAATGACGAGGCGTATACCCAAGAGATTCTAAATGGCGATATTCACACAGCTAACCAGATTGCTGCCGGATTACCTGAAAGATCACAAGCCAAGACTTTCATATACGGATTCCTGTACGGGGCTGGCGACGCAAAGATTGGTGAGATAGTGAATGGCAGCGCTAGAGAAGGTAAGAGACTTAAGGATAAGTTCTTGGACGCTACCCCAGCACTTAAGAAACTACGAGAAGACGTTGTTTCTGCTTCTGGTAGAGGTTTCTTGATTGGCCTTGATAATCGCAAGCTCTTTGTCCGGTCTCCCCATAGCGCATTAAATACGTTATTGCAAGCAGCTGGCGCAGTAGTTATGAAAAAAGCCTTGTGTATTCTCTCAGAGTATGCTATAATATGGGGTATAGACTTCAAGTTTGTAGGTAACATTCACGATGAATTTCAAACGGAGGTCAAGGAACATCAAGCAGAGCAGTTTGGTAAGTTAGCCGTTGCCTCTATTGTGGCAGCAGGGATTGAGCTAGGACTACGTTGTCCTTTGGATGGTGATTATGCAATCGGAAATAACTGGGCTGAGACCCACTAAGAAATGCACTACCTGTCTCTTAGAAAAACCCTTAGAGTCTTTTAGTAAACAACGATCAACTAAGGACGGTTTAAATTACACATGTAAAACATGCCACAGAAAAAAAAGTTCTGAGCAAGCCAAAAAAGGATGGGAACGTATCTTTGAGTTCTTTGGAGGGCGTAAGTGTCAACGATGTGGTCTGGAATCTGATTATCCTATCTATGAAGTACACCACAAGAACCCTAAGGATAAGGACAAAAAACATGTAGGAGGACGAGGTTTATCTAAGGAAACATTAGCAGCTGAATTAATTAAATGTGAACTGCTCTGTGCTAATTGTCATAAGATCAGACACCACGAACTAAGGCAGAAAAATGAGTAAAAACTTATATAGTTTAGTACCTGACATTTACAATCTTATGAAGACTTCTAGTCCTGACGATTCCGTTGATGTTGAGCAAGAGATAGAGAAGTTTGGTGAGGCCTGTAAACAGCTAATGCGTGACAAATTCGACAGTAAAGGTTATGTAGATAACCGAAAACTACGAATGTCAAACATAGGCAGGGACGACAGAATCCTATGGCATCATTGTCAAGGAACAGACAAAGAAGAAATACTGCCTCATACGTACATTAAGTTTATGTATGGGCATTTAATCGAAGAGATGCTTCTGCTTCTAGTACGCCTAAGTGGCCACAATGTAACTGACGAACAAAAACAAGTGGAGGTCAGAGGAATCAAAGGTCATATGGACTGTAAGATTGATGGAACAATCATTGACGTAAAGTCTACAAGTACATACGGCTTCAAAAAGTTCAAGGAAGGAACTTTGGCAATGGACGACCCCTTCGGTTATGTAGCTCAAAACAAAGGATATGCGAGAGCAGAAGGAGAGACCAAGTACGGCTGGCTTGCTATGGATAAACAAAACGGGCATTTGACTTGTTTAGTATATGACGAAGAAGATACCCAAGCCCCTATACATGAACACATTAATTGGGATATTGAAGAAAGGATTGAATACCTAAAAAAGGCGGTGGTGCAGAAAGAGCCTCCCAAAATCTGCCAAGAACCAGTACCAGACGGGAAATCAGGGAACATGAAACTCCCTATGAAGTGCTCATACTGTTCTTACAAAAAATCATGTTACCCGAACTTAAGAGCATTTGCCTACAGTTATGGGCCAAGATACTTAACAAAGGTAGAAAATGAGCCGAAAGTCAGGGAGATAAAACTTGAGTAAAGTAAAATACAGGAGTGGTCTTGAGGAAAGACTAGCTAAGGCTCTAGGTAGGAAGTATCTTTATGAGCCTTATGCTATTCCTTACATAGTTAAAAGGAAGTATACCCCTGACTTTGTGTACCATGAATCCAAGGTCTTGATAGAGGCAAAGGGATTCTTTAGAGTAGGCGATACTCAGAAGTATACTTCCATAAGGGATTCTATAAAGGAAGAGGGCTGGGAGCTTGTGTTTTTGTTTAGCGACCCTAAGAAAAAACTGAGGAAAGGCTCTAAAATGACGTTAGGGCAATGGTGCGATAAAGAAGGTTTTGCATATTTTACCGAAGAATCGTGCTCAGATATGATGGAGTACATACAATGTCTGCAACTTACGAAGAATTAAAAGAGAAAATACTGCGAGAGTATGACGCTGATTTGCTTCTTGAAGTTCTTGAGATCAATGCTGAAATGCTCTTGGATAGGTTTGAGGATTTACTTATGAAGAACATGGATAAATTTCAAGAGGACGACTTAAATGACTAATCCGTTGAATACACAGGTAGGTGGTGGTCATTATAAAGACGCATTCATTCAACCTATAGAGTACATACACATAAACAAGTTAGGCTTCATAGAAGGCAACGTAGTTAAGTATATTACCAGATGGAAAGATAAGAATGGCGTAGAAGACTTGAAGAAAGCCAAGCACTACATAGAGCTGCTAATTGAGCTGGAGAACAATAACTATGAAACTTATTGACGCTAATGACCTACCAGAGCCGCAGAGTAACTACGAGCTGGCTAAGGAGTGTTTGGATGCTTGTTATTCATCACACACAGATAAAGAGTTTTTCATTATGACTATAGATGATGAAGGAACAATGGCTGTGTATAGTTCTTTAGATCACCCAGTAGCTTATATGGCTTTAGACTCAGCCAAGGAAGTTGTGAAGACTAACTTTGAAGAAGACTTTTACTTATAGGAGATAAAATGAGCGTTACCTTTTTGACGGGAGAAAACTGTGGTGCTTGTAAGCAACTCAAGGCTCAGTTATCCCAGTACGGGCTAGACGACAAAGTAACTATGCTTGATGCCTATAGCGCAGAAGGGGCTTTGTTTATCGCAGAGCGTGACTTACGAAGCATTCCTGTGCTGTACAACCATAGTACTGATAAGATGATTGTTGGAAGTAAAACAACAAAGGAAAAACTTGAGGAGTTTTTTAGTTAATGGAAGCAGAATATATTGACCACATGGGAACTGACCTGACTGTAGTTAATGCAGCGAGAGTTAGTTTTGACAAAGAATCAGAATGGGATATGGATTGGGAAGGAGGACTAGTAGGATGTCTTAACGAAAAAGACGAAAAGCTAGTAAAGTATTTAGCCAAGCATAAGCACTGGACACCATTTAGCCATCCCCAGATTACCTTACGTTACACAGTCCCCATCTTTGTTGCTCGACAAGAGTTCAAACATATTGTTGGCTTTACTCGTAATGAGATCAGTAGGCGATATGTTGATGATGCTCCTGAGTTCTACGAGCCTAAGTCTTGGCGCTCTCGCCCAGAAGGGAGTATTAAACAAGGCAGCGGATTGGACGTAGACGCACAGAATCAATTTGATTGGCTGTACAAAGAAGGCTGTGGAACTATGCGTGAGATTTACTTTCAGATGATTGAGTCAGGCATAGCCCCTGAACAAGCACGTATGGTATTGCCGCAAGGTATGTACACCAGCTACTATGTCACTGGTTCTTTGGCTGCTTTTGCACGAATGGTTAAACAGCGAACAGATGATAATTCCCAAGTGGAAATACAGGAGCTTGCTCGACAAGTATCTGACATTATCGGACAATTTTTCCCTTTTAGCTGGGGGGCGTTACTTAATTAAACCTAGGAGTTACTAGTGAAAACTATAA